GGACTCAAGATAAACGAAGAGTTTCAGAATAAATTATTAGACGAAGCCAAACAGAATAAAGAAGATATGCGAGGCAAGTTAGCCGGACAGATAGAAAAAGAAACAGGTTACAGTGACGAAGCAAGAGAAAGATTATTGCCTTACGTATCTAGTGCATTGGGTCTATATAACCAAGCCTTTGAGGCATATACGAAAAAGAAGTTTGAGAAGACTCCTGAGTATATTTTATCGGCTCTTTGGATAAACTATCAGAAGAAGAATGAATTTAATCCACCACACGACCACGATGGTAAGTTAAGCTTTGTGATCTATTTAAAAATACCTGAAGAACTAAAGAAAGAGAATAAAGAATATAAAGGTAAAAGCTGTGGCCCTGGAGGCATACAGTTCTTGTATGGTGAAGGACCTAGGGATGCTGTAACTTACATGTCCCATTTTCCTGAAGAGAGAGATATGTTTATCTTTCCTGCATGGTTAAAGCACTGGGTTAGTCCTTTTACGTCTGATTGCACACGTATTAGTGTATCTGGGAACATACACGACTCAGCACCTTTAAATAATATAACTAAATTTGGACCTGAATATGTTAAAACTAAAAAAGACGATAGTAAGAATTAGAATGTGGATTGCTGATGTAAGAGGACATCACGGTAAACGATGGAACTATGAACCTGGTGATTGGTACATGGGCCGTCATCGAAAGAAAAATGATAAAATTAAATAATAAATACTCCTATGCCAAAGGCACACGGACAACGGAGCATGGATCACGGAACTATGATGTTGCGGGATATAGACTTCCATCAGTGACCACGGTTCTTGGTAAAACTAAAGACGATCAATTTCTAAAAGATTGGATAAAGCGAAAAGGGAAAACAGAGGCTGAACGAATCAAGAACGAATCAGCAACTCGTGGAACATCTATGCACAAGTATCTGGAAAACTATGTCATAGGTAAAGGATATGAAGACTTAACAGAACTTGGACAAGAGACGAAACATATGGCTCAGAAGGTCATAGAGGTGGGTCTAGCTCCTGTTTCAGAATATTTCGGTTCAGAGGTCACATTATATTATCCGGGTCTCTACGCAGGCTCTACGGACTTAGTTGGAATACATAATGGTAAAGAAACTGTCATTGACTTTAAGCAATCTAATAGACCAAAGAAAGAGGAGTGGATTGGTGATTATAAGTTGCAAGCCGGAGCATATGCCATGGCTCATGACCAAGTTCATGGCTCTAACATTGAACAATGTGTAATAATGGTATGTACTCCTGACCTATATTACCAAGAATTCAAGATTGATGGGCTTAATTTACGTAAAGCAAAACATGATTTTTTAAGACGATTAGACCAATATTACGATTTAATTAAAGATGAAAAGGAGCAAGCATACTATGGCGCGTGAAATAATCTATAAAGCTATGTTACAAAAGTATGAGGCTGACATCGCAGATGCAGATGTGAAGATACAAATACTTTTGACTACGACTAGAATTATTCCTGAGCACATTGATATCACTGGAGAGATTGACAAACTTCTTGGTAAGATTGAAGAAGCAGAGTCAAAGATGGCGATATTAAAGCGAAAATATGGCATAAATTAGGCAAGGTTTTGCGACACCTAGGTTGTCGGCAAGGTGTCGGCGCGATATCGCATTTTTGGAACAGACCATGAACATCTGGCATTTGACCCAAAATGAACTAATTTTGCGACACCTAGAACGATTTTGCGAGGGGGTGCCGAGGGGGTGCCGAGGGGGTGCCGACACCTTAATTTTGGTCAATTTAGTCAATGTTTTCAATGCTTATAGGTGATATACAGTGATTTTGCGACACCAAAATATTTTTTTTACTCCTAGCGCATATATAAAAAATTTTATACTATTAGGTATCGCAACTCTAAATATGGCAAAATTATGGCAAGAAAAAGAAAAAAGAGATACAAGCACGCAAAGATAGGAAAGAAGAAATATTATTTCTACGCTATCCGTTGGATCGATATTAGCGGCGATGCGGGACATGCTACACCAGAAGAGTTTGATAAGTTTGAATGTGCGAAGATGGTAACACAAGCGTATGTTTATAAGAAAACAAAAAAGTTTTTGTGGACGTTTAGTTCTTACGATGAAAAAGAAGAAGTATTTAGTGACCGTAATATATTTCCAATAGGTTGCATTATTTCTATGGAAAAAATATTAAATTAAATGATTGCTTTTGAGTGGGAAAAAATATTTCATGACAACTATAAGGAGGAGAAAATGGAAGATCCAAAAAATAAAATTGAAGAACTTGAGGACAAGATAGAGAAGTTAGAGAATGATATTGCTAACATCAAAGATGTCCTTGATGTTCAAGATGAGCCAGAAATGGACGAAGATGAGGATATTGAAGACGACGATCAAGACTAATCTTTTTTATCACCCTCGATCTTTTTTGGGTCGGGGGTGACATCTATAATCTGTGAGTAATCGTCTTCTATCTTTTTCATTCTAGCCTCTAATTCTTCTAACGACATATCATCTAGCTTGCCGGTTTTAATAATTTTTCTATCTATGTATAAGCCTGCGGCCTTACCTCTATTTGTCTCTGCATTTACGGCTGATGAGAAACTACCTTTTTTCAAAGCTGCCTCTTTAATTCTTGCTAGCTCTGCAACGTGGTTTTCATAATTAACTTCAAACTTTTTCAACCTTTCTTGTTTTAACTTGTCTACATATTGAACTACGAGTGGTGATAGTCTTGGGTTCAATAACTCTGACCCTTCAGACCTTGCTCTCTTTTCGCTATAACCCGCTAGTTTCGCTGCCTCTGTCTGTGATACAGGTCCGTTTGGTCCACCAAATACTATGTATTCTGCGAACCTTTTTTGCATTTCTGTTAATCTTTTTGGTACTCCCATATTGACAATTTAAGGTAACACTCCTATAATGTCAAGTATGGTTATGACAAATAAAGATATAGAGAATTTAGAGGGTCAATTAGAAGAAATAAAAAAGAAAACCTCAAATGACCTTGAAAAGAGAATACAAGATTTAGAGAGAATAGAAAGTATTCATCGCAGAATGAATGGTGAATTAAGAAAAGAAGTTTTTGATTTAAAACTTAAGGCCGCAAAAGCTGATGAGTACGAGACTACAATTAATCAACTGAAGTCTTTCATTAATGACTTAACTATTGAAAACAATAGACTTAGTAATAATGAAAAAAACACCACAGAATTACTGAAAGAGTTTAGAAACAAAGGTGATATTTAGTGTACGTTAAACACTTACAAGAATATTTAGATAAGTTTACCGAAGGCACAGGAGGCAGACGTGGTAATGCCGTAAGTAATGCTAGAGTTTATATTATGTCTAAAACTGGTTACCTTGAAGAGATAAGACGTATTGAAGTTCACGAGAGTAATAACCCAAAAGATACATCTCTCCGAGTAGTTCTTAAACCTCAAAGAGAAGAGAAAATAATACTCCCACCCGGATATATTAAAGACTATTAATTACTTTTTCTTTCTTCGCTTGATGGGTAAGTCAAAGTGCATGACAACTTCGTTGCCCCGCTTGTTCGTCCACTCGCCTGTGATTCGCTTGTCGCCTGTCGCTTGTGTTTCGGCAGAACGGAGAGCTTTCTTCAAACTCCTCGCCTGTACTTCGAACTCTTTACTACCTGTGAATTTGTATGTTCTCAATTATAACACCCTTCGTCTATTTCTTTTTTGGCTTTCTTAATTGTGTCGTATTGTGTTGATCCTACTTCCCAAAACGGGTCTTCTTTAAACTCTTTACACACGATATAATATGGGACTTCGCTTTCCCACATTTCACATATTTCAAAACCTTTGTAATGTTCTATCGGCATGAGTGTAGTTCCTCTAGATATTCGTCTAAACCTAGGTTGTCAGCGAAGGGAACTTTGCAGGTATCTCCCCACCAATAACCGTCGACCGTGAGACCCTGAAGGTTAACCCACACTGTAGGTCCGCCACCTGCAACCAGAAGTCTAGCTCCTTTGTAACTGTGGTCGTTGTGCGTGACCCATTCTATGTCGTAGACGCCTTCCATCCATTTGTGGACGTCCTCTTTGCCATCTGATATTTCTTCTGCAATTTCCTTGCACATCCTGCGAAGTTGCTCTTCACATGTCTCACTTTTCTTCTTTAATGCTGTCATGAAACTCCTCTCTAAATGATTGAATCGCTTCCTTCTTTGTCATGAAATAATAAACCCTGGTAACCAGGTGATTATTAATAGTACTGGAGATTCTCACAGCTCCTTCTGTTGGTGTTCTGTCTATTATCATATTATCCTCTTTCTACTCCCATTATATCCTGGAGCTTGAAGCTTGTCAAGCTTGACGCTTCGGAAAGTTGCACCGAGCGTCAAGCTATGGTGTTTCGGTCTATCAAATTAACATTTAGGAGATTTGATAAACCTTTCATGGTCAAGTTTCGTGTTTCACTTTAGGCTAATTTACTTAACTTGACCCCAGACCCATGTGTAAACTACCCTTGCGGGCGTTGGCTGGCCTTGCCAACTACGTTCTATTCGAACCACATGGGTCTGGGCTCAAGTTTTATTTATAACAACAACGCACCAAAGACGAAACCTATTACAAAGCCGATTATACCTTCTCTGTAATAGATTGACCAAAACTCTAACTTCTCTTTTATCTTTTTAAGTTTCACTTAAACTTTGACCCTAGTTTTTGGTGTTCGTCATGTATTGCGTCTTCTTCTTCTTTTACTTCCTTTTGATATCTAATCATAAGGTCAGCCACTTTTGTCATTGCTTTCATCATGCTTTGACCTTGATACTCATCATTTTCAGATTGTACAGATTTATCTATAATCTGTTTCAAATCAGCTATGACTTGTTTCATGGCGAATATTCTACCTGTGCTTGACGCTGACCTATGTAAATCAGTTATCATAGTTAATTGGTTTTGTAGTTCGTTATTCATTTTTCCTCCTTTCTTTTTTGCAACATATCAACTTCTATTCCGTCTGCGATATAATCTAGTGGCTTAAATCTTATACCATCTTTCAGTCTATATATTATTTCATTTCCACTTTTGTCTGCTTTAGTATTTCCGTCCTCATCAACTAAATAAAATGTTATATCAGAAACAGCAGCGTAGTAGTTTTTCATTTGATACTCCTCCATTGTTGTATTAGTTGTGGTTGATATTTAAGTTTTCGTTCTTCTTGTTCTTCAAGAAACTGCTCCCAACTGTCTGCGCCTGTGGTTTGAATATCGTTATATTCATCTATAAGCAACTCTGGGTGGCAACCATTGTCAATCATATCTTGAAGTTCTTTTAATCTTTTATCTTTCCAATTCATCATTTCCCCTTATTATTTTTTCTGGTGTTTCCTTACTTCTCTGCTTAATTGAAAACTCATAAAATTTATACAAAGGCATAATTAAATTATTTTTTTGTTTTTTGCTCAAATTGTTATTTGTTTCAATAGCCGTTTCTAATTTATCTAAATATGAATTGTGAAAAATCATATTAGTTTTAAAGTACATAGGCGGTTTTGCTTTCATTTAAGCTCCCCACCTTTTTCTTCAACATAAAATTGTATTTCATCATGTAAAGTTGTCATACAATAGTCAGATAAGTCTAAACTATTTAATTTTACTGTTTCGCCATTTGGGTCTGTAAGTGTAATTTTTACACTTTCCCACTCCCACTCATTATTTTTCTTTTTTGCTTTCATACTCCCTTATACATATTTAAAACAGTTGATAACTATTGTGTGTTGACCATTCGATTTTGTGTAAAATTGATTAATTTCCATTGCAAGATGAATTAACTCTTCAAAAGTTAAACTTTCTAATTCTTGAGCAATATCGTGTTGTAGAAGTTTTTGCTTTTTGTGTTGTTTGTATAATTCTTTATCTTTCTTAGTTATTTTCATACTTCTTTATACTCCCACATTATCCCAAATGTCAAGCACTCTTTTTATTAAAGTCTAATACTCTTTGATGAAGTTCTGGATAAACTCTTTTGCCTTTTCTTATTGACCTTATCCAACAATTATTATTAAGACCCATGACTTGCTCTTCGCAATCATCTTTAAATTGCTCTAGTGTTTGTTCCTTGTCGCTATTTTGATAGGTTATATTAATGAATTTTTCCCCGTCCCATATTTTGCAGTGGAAATAAAAAAGAAACCACGCATTAAATTCATCATCATCTAAACATTCTGTATTCAATTTAAAAGCTCCTTTCCATTATCATCAACTTGAACAATTCTATAATCTTCTAGTCTGTAATATTCTGAGCTTAGTGTTCCGTCTTTTCTTTTTTGTTCTAAGTAATTAAAGATTTGTCGTTCACAATCTCTTTTTACTTTTTCTTTTTCTTTACCAACAGACCAAGCTTTAATTTGTCCCGTTGGTTTTTTTGCTACGTATGTTATCATTTTACCTCTTTTGTTACTTTGGGACTATATAGGATAATCAAATAGAAGTCAATAGACATTGTGTTCATTTTGGGTTTGTGGCATTTACGCAACAGTTGTTGTATTTATGCAACAGTGTTCATTTTAGGTATTTTAAGATTTTAGATTGT